AGGTGCTCCATTTAAATCTAATGTTGATGGTTGAGGAATAGCGTTATTAACACCATCCTCATAGTTACCATAATCATTAATAACAACATTAGCGTTGTTACCATTTAATGAATATCCAGGTTGAGAACCATCAGCATGTAATTTTGATTGTTTTGTTGCTAATGGATTAACAGGTGGTGTAGCACCATCGTATTTAGATAGATTTGAGCCTTCTGTTGTTAATTTTGTTAATAGTCCCATTGTAGTAAATATTAATGTTTGTTATAAATATTAAATATTATAAGATACTTTGCTACCAGCTGTAGCAAATTTAGTATAATCAACATATAAATTAGTATCTTTAGCTAACAGTTGTTTTAATAACATATTAGTTTCTTGTTGAGTTTTAAGTAATTCATCAGTATTACCAAGTTTAGTACCACCAGCCATTACTAATGTATCCGCTGGGTTAGTTCTAATTGTGAAGTCATCAGCTTTTACTAATGTATCCGCTGGGTTAGTTCTAGTTGTGAAGTTATCGGCTTTTATAGTACTAATAGCTGATCTAGCTGCCTTTTGTTCAGCTTCTATAGATAATCGGGTAGATAGACTTCCATACGATGCTATTGAATTTAAAACACTTTTTAATAAAGAAGGAGAAGCTTTTTCTTGTATTTGTTTAAATTCTTCCTCATTATATCTTTTACCTAATTTTTCTTTAGCCGTTTCTCTTTCTCTAGCTAATCTAGCTTCTCTATTACCAAGTCCTAATTTTTCTAAATTTAAAACTAAATCAAGTAAAATATCAGAAAGACTATCTAATAAACCACCACTCACTAAATCTGAGAATATTTCTTTTGCTCTTTCTAAAGCAGTATTAAATTTAGTTTGGGCATCTAATGATTTTTGTGCGTCTTGTAATGTTTGTCCTCTAACTATTCCTGCTTCTAAAGCTTCTAATTCTCTTTGTTGACGGTTTGCTTCTTCTGTTTTTCCTTGTCCTTTTAATAAAGCAATATATTCACGTTTATTTTTTAATTCTTGACCTCCAGCTTTATTAATTAACTCTTGCTTAAATAAAGTTTCACCTAACTCGCCCGCACTCATACCTAAAGTTTTAGCTATAGATTCTTGTTGTATAGCATTCATTCTACTGAATGAGGCGGCTGTTATATTTTGTTTAGCTATTTCTTCAGTTAAACCAGCTATATCATTATTTAAAGCAAATAAACGAGCACGTTCTAGATTTATTTGTCTTCCAGTTAATAATTCAGCTTCAATTTGAGATGATATAGATGATTCAAAATCTAATAATGAGCTTTGAGTTCTAGCTACTTGATCTAATGTTAGACCTAATTTTTTAGCTTCTAAAACTGTTTTAACAAGTTCACCTGTATTTCCTCTAAAATTAAGTTTAATTAAACTACTTAATCTATTAACATCCGCTATTACCTTTCTACCATCTGCTACTATTTTATTTTGATTAGCAAACGCTGCTATTTGATCATAAACAATATCTAAACCTTTATCAGATTCATTATTATTTAAAGCAAATAGTTGTTGAAGTTGTAATGCTTCTTCAGCTTGAATACCTATTTCTTTAGTTAATTGTATTTGAGTATCAAGTTGCCTAAATGAAGCTTGATATACAAAGTCTGATAGTGAAGCTAGTTCATTAAAAGCTTCAGTTATATTTTTAGTAGTAGCTAAAGTAGATGTTAAAACTGCTTTAGAACCAATTAATGCTTGATATACACCACGAGCACTATCTTTAGATATTGAAAAGTTTTTAGCTATGTTAGTGACACGTTTGTCAGCTTCAAACATAGCATCAATAAAGAATTTAGCTACTTCAACTAACGCTGTTATCCATGTTGGGCCTTTAAGAAATGAAGTTAATCCTCCAGCTCCAGCTTTAAATATTTGAAATGTACTTTTGCCACTTGCTGCTGCTTTAGAAGCAGCATTCGCTGCATCTTGAAATGGTCCTGCTATGCCCTTTAAACCAGGAACAGATTTAACTGTGTCTGCTAATTTTTGAAATCCACCTGCTTTTTTTTCTATTTCCTTAGCTAAACCTAATTGTCTTTGATAATTGTCAGTTACCTCTCCTGTTATTTCTTCTATACCTTCTTGAAGACTTTTAATTTCATCTAATTCTCCTTTACTCAAAATTAAACCTTGAGTTTGTTTATCAAGTAAATTCTTTAATCTTTGATCAAGAACTTCACGAGTAGCAGTTAATTCATTTATTTGTTCTTGAATTTTCTTACTAGATAGTTGACCTTCATTTAAACTAATTTGATTTTTTATTAGTTTTTCATTAGCTTTAGCTATTTTATTTAATGTAGAAATAGTGTCTTTTTGAACTCTAGAAAATGCTCTAGCATTATCAACTATATCAGTTAATCCTTCAGCTAAATCAGATAATCGTGATGTTAAGGATTGAAATCCATCATCTAAAGCTCCTACAATATCTGATATTTCTTTTAAACTTTTTTTACCTCTATCTATTTCTTCGTTTGGGTCAGCCATTTACTATACAGTTTATTATAAATATGGGAGAGCATCACTTTTTAGGTGATGCTCTTTTATTAGCTTTAGTAATATATGTTGGAACATTAACTTTAGGGGCCGCGCCATCTGCCGCGCCTTTACGCATAGCGTCTTTTGATTTTGACACAACATCCTCAGTTGTGTCTGGATTGTAATATTCTCTTATTTTAGAAAATGTGAATTTGCGTAACCATATTGGCATATTATATATAGTTTCATAATCATATCCTCCATTTCCATAAAATATCATTTCATGGATTTGAGTGAATAAAAACATTCTATATTCCAAGGTCAGGCCAAAAAAAGTCAAGCCCTATAGGCATTGATACCCCCTCCACTGGGCCATTTGAAGTATTAACAGTAACTGTTAGATCAACATCTGGTTGGATTTTATTAATATATGTACGGAGGGCTAATGCGTCTTTGGCTAACAAATAATTATCAACATAATCACGAATTGATTTAGCTTCTCTATTATCATTAATAGAGGTAATCATATACTTTAAACGTGTTGACTTTTCAGTGTTTTGACCTATTTTCTTTAATGATTCTATTTCTTGATCTACTTTTAATTCATCACCATGAGTTAATAATTTAAAAGTTAGTATGTCTGAGGTAGAAGGTACTTTAAATTCAAATTCATTTTTACCTTTAGTAAACAATGATTCATCTAAAACTTTATTTTCTATTTTAGTTAAATCCACAGTTACTTTTTCACCTCGATATACAAAATCATAATCTTTACCATAACCTAAAATACGAGCAGCTATTAATATAGCATTTTTATCACCAGTTAATAAATCATTATAATCAATTTTAGATACAATAAGTGACTGTAATAATTTATCTAATACAATACCTTGTTTAATATAAGACTGATTTGTTAAAATATCTTCTTCTTTAGCAGTCATATATTTCATTTCTACTTTGCCTGAGGATAATGGGTTTGATTCTGGGTATAATAGACCTTTTGATGGTAGTTCTATAACCTCTGTTGGAAAACTAAAATTACTCATAATTATTTAATATAACATTTGTTGATTATAAATATACAAGATAAAGAAAGCTTGGCTAAAAGCCAAGCTAACTTTCTGTATACTTCGGAAAAAGTAATCTTTTAGAAATTCAACACACAGTAATCAGGTTGAACTGTCATTGTAATATTTTGGGCTACTGATTCATTGTCCCAACTATATTCACCAAAATTAGCTTCTGTGATTAAAGCACCTTTAATTACCCATTCACTAACAATATCACCTACAGGACCAATAACATTGAATGTTAAGTCTTTCTTATAGAAATCTGAGTAACCATCACGACCTGTTACTGATTCGTGGTGTAAACGTACCCATTCCATTACAGCTTGAGCACCTGAAGGAGTAATAGGATCGAATAATGTAAATGATATAGTACCCCAATTTGATTTACCTTTAACATAACGAGCTACATTCATATGGTTTAGCTTAATTGTATCTTGAGTTAAAGTTACTGCGCCTACACCTTTAATCATATATGAGGGAACACCATCAATATACATTATGAATCTATTCTGTTGTTTAGGTTCAAATGCTGTGAAAAATATTTCGTTTGGATTTAATACTGCCATTTTATTTATTTATTTATCTTGTTATAAATATTATTAAATTTAAAATATTACGCGAATGTAGCTCCAGTAGGTGTAATATTGAAGTTCAGATAGATAAATTCAGCTGTTTTAGTTGGTTGTAAATAAATAGCACCTACTAACTGATTTCTATCTATAACATCTGGTGTGTTATTACTATCATCCATTACTACTCTAAACGCATACAAACCTTGTCTTTGTTGAACTGATTCTAAGTAAGGATTTACTTGAGCTAAGAATTGGTTTCTTGTAGCAGTTGTATTTTGTTCAAATACTAATGTATTCGCTACTTGGCCGATATAAGATTTTAAAGCAATTAATAAACGTCTTACATTCACACGATCAAGAGCTGATGCTTTAGTTTGTAATGTTTTGTTACCATATACTACAGTTCCAGTTCCAGGGAATGTTGCAATTGGATTAACTTTACCTTGATATAAAGTATCACGGCTTGATTGAGGTAATTTTTGTTCAGCGCGAATTACAGTTCCTAATCCACCACGATTAATACCTGCTGGTGCGAACCAAGGTTCAGCTACTCTATCATTGTAAGCATAAACACCTGCGATTAATACTGAAGCTGGAACCCAAACGTTCTTACCTGAACTTGGATCTTGAATTTGACACCATGGCCAATATGAAGCAGCATATGAAGTATCTCTTGAGGCGGCTTGACTTGTTACTGAAGTAACTGTAGAACCATATGTTACTAAATCAAGAACAAATAAACTATCACCTCTACCTTGAGTATTAGTTATAATAGTTGATACTTGACTTGAATGTAATGAATTAAATAATCCTGGAGCTAATAATACATTGAATTTATAATCATCTTGATTTGATAATAAATCAATCATGTCATCATAGCTCGCGCTAGGGATACCTTGAGATTTGTTACCATCAGTAATGTTATTGTAATACTGACCTCCAACCATTATACCACCTGTTGCTCCAGTGAATGAACCACTTGCAGCTACAGGAATTGAAGCTGTATATTGAGATTTAGCTACACCATTGTTATCAAAGTAATCAGGAGTATTATTTACTGATTTTACTCTTACGTATCTTGAAGCGTTAGGATAAGAACCAGAAATTTCAATTTGATTATTTGTTGAATTATAATTTAATGTGTAATCACCAATTACTTTAGAAACGTAGTTAGGTGCTTTAGGATCTAATGATAAGTTAGTCCAAGTTTCTAATACTATAGGACTATTAGATATGTCATTACCTTGACGAATTAATAAACTAAAAGTACCAGATGAAGTATCAGGAGATACAACTTGCCATCTGATATTATCTGTTGAACCACTAGCTAACCCACCAGCTGAGTCTAATGAACTTGAACTATTCATTATAGTCCCTTCAGAGATAGTTTCAAGTACTAAAGCGTTACCAATAGCACCTGAGATAGCAGTTGAAGTAGCAGATGAATAAGCTCCACTTACTACTCTAGCTACTAACAATGATTCACCACCATTATTAAAATAATTATAAGCGGCAATTGATGTAAAGTATGAATATACATCACCACCGCTTACAAATGTTGTACCAAATTTATTTACATAATCACTATATGAAGTAACAAGAGTAGGTATTTCAACAGGACCTTTAACTGTTGGACCTATAATAGCAGCACCAACGGTAATTGGGCCTTGTGTTACTTGTGATTGATCGTTCTCTATTGAGAGAACTCCAGGAGATAATAATACTTCTGCCATGTTCGCTTAGATTAATTATTGATTGTTGATAATAAATATCTAAGCTTTTCTCAAAAACTAACTTACTTTAGTAAATTCTCCTGTTTCTATGTTAATGTTACCATTACCGTATTTTTCTTGTAATGTAGTTCCAACCTCATTTTCTTTGTTTTTAAGGTTAGTAAACGTTTTAATCAAAACTTCTTTTTGCAAGTTTATTGATTGTAAAGCCATTTCTAATTGACCAAAACTAGCCATTAACTTGTTGTTTTCTTCTTGGATTGATTTTAATAAATCAATTTCCTCTTGTGTTAAAGTTATTTTTTCCATAATATATCT